AGTTTCTCGGCAGCGGATGCTGATTCGAGAAGACCGATAGTAGTTGATGTGACCTGCTCGGGCGGGCATATGGTAAAGAATTTTTGTTCGGTTGTCACATAGTTTTGGATCGTGGCGACCAGCACATATGAGGTGCATACATTGTCGGCGTCAACTTCGGATTCAATAAAGTATTTGATGCGGTCATCAATCGGATCCTGATGCTCACTCATCGTCGTCGTCTAGTTTCTCGCCACAGTACGGCTTGACCGGCAGGACACGTTTGCGGACACAGGAGCAGAGTGTGGCTTTCACTTGTTTGCCACGGTCTGCGGGAATGGGAGTTCTTCGTAGGCTTGATTCAAGAGTGCCAGGTAGCCGAGAGCGTCGAGCAGGCTGTCGTGGTGCAGACGATTCTTCTCAAGGTTGGTTCGGAGTCGTGCCATCTTGACCGACACCATGAACAGCAGCGCGTCGGACATGGATAGTCGGATGCCTGTCAGCCCAGCGAAGATGTCAATGACTTTGGCGTAGTCCTCGGTGACTGGGCCGTAACTGGCGTTCCGTGGACCTGTGATCGTTGCGTGTGCTTCAAGCAGAATGTTCTCGCCAGTCATTTGTTCTCCTTCGCATAGTTGATTCGTGCGTTAGCGATCTCAGCGTATTCGGCTGATTGTTCTATACCGATAAAGTTGAAGCCTTCTAGTGTTGCGGCTTTACCTGTTGAACCTGATCCTAGGAATGGGTCAAGGACTGTGCCGTTCGGAGGTGTTACGAGTCGGCACAGGTAGCGCATTAGGTCTGTCGGTTTGACTGTCGGGTGATGGTTGGCGATTGGATTGCGTTGTGAATCTGGTGTATTTCCCATATTATTTTTAGACCATTCATCTTGAGCATATGTCCCAGTCTTTTTTTTTGGAAAGTCGTCTAAACCTTCATTGCGGTCTTTCTTGCTGGCTTTCGCACAATAAAAGAAACGAGCAGCAGAACCAGAATCGCCATAACCCAAATCACCCATTGAAGGTTTTGGATTATTACCGCCAAAGGTATTGCCACCACTCTTTCGGCGCACCGCCACACCACCTTTGCTATCAGGGAATAGTTCTAGCACTTCGTCTGAACCATCGTGAATAAAGTTCGCAGGAAACCGACCCATATCATTCTGCGACCAACCACCTGAGCCGTTGCCACCACTAATTGTTTCTTGTGTCGCAAAGTTTGCTGTTCGGTTTCCTGCGCTTGAATCATCACCATCAGCACGACCCACTCTGCATCGGTCTATGTTGATGCCGCCAACACCGTGCGTTAGAACATTGTTTGCTACTGTTCCGTCAAGCGGTTTGCGTGCCATCACAATCGGCTCATGCGCAGGTTTGAGTGCTGTTCCCCAACCATCCCACTGTTTAGCCTCAGCCGTGCTTGGCAAGGAAGAAGTTTTTTTTCTCCCTCCACCCCAACCTTTGCCATGCGTTGAGTTTTTGTTGTTTGGAATGTAGCCATCTGTTGAAACTTCTGCATCTGCAGCCCTATCAATTGCCTTACCAATATTCAACGACTTAGGGAAACCTGAGCCATACACCCACATAATTTGATCACGAATCTGAAACCCTGCATCTTCTATCGCAACAGCAAGGCGGTGGTAAGTGCGTGAACCGCCAAAGGCGAGCAGATGACCGCCTGGTTTCAATACTCGAAGACACTCTTGCCAGACGGTGACATCGTAAGCAACGCCGGTCGAATCCCAACTCTTACCCATAAACCCAAGTTCGTAAGGTGGGTCGGTGACGATTGCGTCAATGGAGTTGTCTGCCATTGTTTGCATCACTTCACAACAGTCGCCAACGAGTACGGTCATTTTTCTTTGACGATCTCGTATTTGGATTGGCTGAATGCAAGTACACGGCCGTTTGGTTCGATGCCGATCCAGGACGGTGCGTCTGGGTCGCATCGGCATCCTGCGATGCGGTCGGCGTCAAGTCGGACTTCGCCGTCACATAACTGGCAGACAATGTATGTGTCAAGTCCGATGCTGATCACAGTTCGATGCCTTGTTGGAGGTGTATGCGAAGTCGGTCTAGTTGTCCGCCAAGTGATTTGATTCGTTCACGACACGCTTCCAGTTCGGTGTGCAAAGACTCTGCCGCGTCCACGGCGTTGTCGCGTTGCTCGGTCACACGCTCGACTGCGACCATGAGTTCTGACACTCTGGTCTGTAATTCGATGATCTCTTGGCTCATTGCGAATGTATCGCCGGTCATTTCTTGCTCCTTCTCGTGAGTTCTTCTTTGAGTGCTGCTATCACTTCGAATAGTCGGTCTTGATCTCCAACACCGACATATTGTTTCTCTAAGAACGCTATGGCGTCCTGTATATCTTTCTTAGTCATGCGACCTCCGCTGGATAGGTGAACGACCTTACTCTGCCGAAAGGGATTAAACAAAGTAAGGTCAAACCCTGCTTAGGTTTTTACCAACGGTCGTCGGTTGCGACCTTCTCTACCTTGGCCGCGAACAGCTTCGGTGCGTTGAATCCAGCCTTCTTCTCTCCGTCACTCGAATACTTGACAGAGATTTTGTTGCCTGTAAGTTCTTTGACTTCTGCCTGCTTTGCTGCTTCGCGGATTGCGGTGATCATTGCACCACGCGCCCACAAGTTCGCATCGCCTTCTTTTTCTGTCTTCAATGTGATGACGTACACGAAGCGTGGATCACCGTTCGGCCATGTCTTTGCGACACCGGCTGGATCTCGGTCTTCCAGTTTCTTGACATCAGTGACAACGCCCGTGTGGACGTCGCCGATCTTCTCGAACTTCAAACTTGGCAGTTTGGGTCCGCCTCCTGCTAGGAGATCTTGTTCATCTGACATTACTTACCTACCTTTTCTTTGTTTGGGAATCCGAAGGAATCCGTTGATGTGTTCCACACGATGTCTTGTTCATCCCAACGGATTGAGCAACAGAACTTTGCAAACTGTTCTGCTTCAATCGCGTCAAGATGCCCAACGGCACCGCCTGCTGATTTAAATAACACTCCTTGTATCGAGAAGCAGATGCTCGATATTAGGAGTTCGTCACAGTTATCCGACAAGATGAGATCTATTAGACCTCGTCCGATCGAATATCTGCGATGCGATTTGAGTTGATCGAATGAGATTGTGTGTCCGAACTCGTTGCATTCGGTTGCGATGCGTTTAAGGATGGCGCGTTGTTGTGGTCGTAGCGTGTCAAAGTCGTCCTGTAATCGCAAGGCTGATTGAAGGTCGCCGCCAGTTTCGTAAATGCGACCTTCAAACTCGTTGTTGATTGTTTCTTTCCAGTTGCTCACTTTGGTGCCTTTGCTTTCTTGCGGGCAGGTTTGGCAGTTGGATCTGTTTCAAAGAACTGGACGCTGTGTTCGGCTTCGAGCAGACCGACGATGCGGATCAAGAGGTCTATTTGTTCGGATGATGCTTCAGCCAACTTCGGCACTTCGTTCGGCCACAATGCCCGCAACGTCTTCTGCGCAGGCTCTGGCATGTGTTTAATTCGTGCTGTCATCCAGTCGCGACGCTTGTCAAGACCTGTGTCAAGTTTGATGATCTTGGCTTCTTCGAAGCGTTCATTGATGTCGTTACGTTTACGCCAAGCACGAACATCAAGCGCAAGTTGCAGACCTTCGCGACCTGCTTTGAGGTCAACCCAATACAGTTCGCAACGGGCTTCGCCTGCTGGAAGGTGGAACACGATGGCACGGTCCTTCTCGATCATCGGCAGGCTGGTGCGGACAGCGGTCTGATAGTCGTAGATGTGTTGCGCGTCGGCGTATGCCGACAACTGGATTGCGATCTCACGCCACGAGTAGGACAGGTTGGTGCCTGTCTTCAGGTCGGCGATGTACATTCGGCCGTCCACTTCAACTATGCGGTCAAGTGTGCCTGCGTACTCTTTGTCGTCGTGGATCACAACTGACTCGATGTAGTTCGGCATAATGTGAACGCCGTACTTGACGAGCGTCGCCGTGTAGGCATCGAGGTCGGCTTGCAATCCTGGAAGAATCAACGGCTTCTTGCCGAGATCTATTTGTTCGGTCAGTGCGTGAAGAGCTGTGCCGAGGTTCGCTCGCGAACTGCCACCGCCTGCGACGATTGCTTCTTCACATATTTTGTTCATCGCAGATTTGTCATCAAGTTTTGTTGA